GGTCGAACGGGCCGTTGCAGGTGGGGTCGACGGCGTGCGCGATCTCGTAGTTGACGGACTGCTGCTGAATGTAGGAGTTGTTGGCGTGGGACACGGCGGTCACCGACGCCGGAGGTACGTACGGCTGATTGACGGTGACCACACCCACGTGGTTGGTGAACTGCCCGAACGCGGTTTGGAACAGGGACAACGGGTTACCGCTGGCGGTGCTGCCGGTGATGGCCTGGATACCGGCGTCGATATGCGCCTGCAGGGAGCCGCCCAGGTCGCTGGCGACGGTGCCCACCAGCGGCTGCACGTTGATGTGCGGCATGTTGGCCAGCGCGTACTGCATCTGAGCCACCGTGTTGCCGACAATACTGGTCGCCAGGATGGCGTTGGTGACGTCGTCGATCAACGCGAGGCCGGTGGTCATGGCCGGGGTTATCGGCGGAATCACCGACGTCGAGAGCACACTGCCCGCGATTAGGGCGCCGTCGACGGTTTTCCCCCACCCTGCGGGCAGTGCTGGCACGTTAGCCGCAGTGATGGCGCTGGTCAACGCGGAGCCGGCGATCGTCGCCGATGTGAGCGCACCCGAAACCAGGCTTGCGGCAACAGAACCGGCCCAGGCACTAGTCAGCGCGGGGATCTGGGCTTGGGCGAATAGTCCGCTGATGATCTTCGTGGCATCCAAACCGGGGATGACCGAGGCGAGGATCGACGACAGGATGCTGGTCCCGCCGAACAGTTTCTGAATGACAGACTGGCTCCACGTTTCTTCGACGATCCGGGCGTCATCCCAATAGAACGTCTGTTGAGCGACGTTCGCGTTCACCTGCCATGCGAACGGGTACAGCCGGTCGTAGCCTGCCGGGATCTGGTACCAGCCGGACAGTTTCGTCCACGCCGAGCTGGACAGCCCGGACATGGCGACGCTCGCAGCCAGGGCCGGAAACTGTTGGGTGTTGACTCCGGTGGAATCTTTCAAATAGGCGGACACTGAAACGGTGCCCGCTGTCGCGGTGTTCGTGGCCTTCGCCCGCACGTAGATTTCGGTGTAAATCCATTGGCCTTGCTGTACCTTGAGGGCCGCCGCGTCGGTGAACGGTTCGCCGCCGACCGTAGTCGGCGATAAGAACACGACGTCGTTTTGGCCAGAAGTCAGGCTCGAAGTTGTTACCGCATAGCATTGGGTTCCGCTGCGCGCCACAGCAGTTGAGTAACCAAAGGTCGCCGGCGTTGCGGGTGACCCATACGATACCGCCGTGCGGGCAATTGTGGAGTCCTCGAACTGGGGGCTGATGACCAGGTTCTTCGCGCCGGTGGCCCCAGCCTGCCACAGGGCTTGCGGCAGCAGACCGGGCGACATCGTGTTGGCGAATGTGCCGGAGATGATTTTGGTGGCGTCCAGGCCCGGTATCTGCGCGGCTGCGAACAAGCCGCTGGTAATGATGCTCGCTGGTAGCGACGGGATCTGCGGGACACTGAACACCCCCGAGATGATCTTCGTCGCGTCCAGGCCGGGCACCACGGCGGCGAGGATCAACGACAAAATGCTGGCCCCGCCGTACAGCTGCTGGATGATGGACTGACTCCACGTTTCTTCGACGATCCGGGCGTCGTCCCAATAGAACGTCTGGTTGGCAACATTCGCACCCACCATCCACGCGAAGGGATAAATCCGGTCATATCCCGCCGGGATCTGATACCAGCCGGACAGTTTCGTCCACGCCGAACTGGACAAACCAGACATAGCAACAATGTTTGAGATAGCTGGGGTAGTTAAAGAGTTAACCCCGGTCGAGTCTTTGAGGTAGGTGCCGATACGGACGCTGCCCGTGGTGGTGGTGTTGGTGGCCGCTGCGCGTACATAGATTTCGGAGTAGACCCATTGTCCCGGTTGGACTTTGATCGCTGATTGCTCGTTTTGGGTGGCCTCCCCGCCGACCGTGGTTGGCGAGAGGTAAAAAACCTCGGCCTGACTGCCGGTGGTGTTGTTGTCGGTGACTACGGCGTAGCACTGAGTGCCGCTGCGTGCGACGGCGGTTGAGTATCCGCCGGATGCGCCTGTCCCGGCGAAACTCGCAAATGTCCTGGCAATGGTGGCGTCTTCAAAGTTGGGGCTGATAACAAGGTTCTTCGCGCCGGTAGCCCCGGCTTGCCACAAGGCTTGGGGCAACAGGCCCGGCGACATCGCGTTGGCGAACGTGCCCGAAATGATTTTGGTGGCGTCTAAACCTGGGATCTGCGCTGCGGCAAGGGTTCCCGACGTGATGATTGAGGCCGGCAGGTTCGGGATCAGCCCGGTCGTGAACACACCGGTCGTGACCTTGGAAGCGTCCAGGGCGGGCACGATGGACGCCGCGATCGCGGTGATGATGTTCGCGCCGGGAATGTTCAGCAGGCTCGGCTTCACTGTCGAGGCGAGGTTGCCCGTTGTCGTCCCGCCGTGCATCGCCTGGTAGATGCCGTCGATGACGGTTTGCAGGTCGGCGATGTTCGCTGAACCTAAACTGCCGGTGGGGATTTGAGCCAACGCGAAAACACCGGACGTGATTTTGGTGGCGTCTAGGGCGGGCACGTTGGCGGCGCTGATGGCGCTGGTCAGCGCCGACCCCGCGATGGTCACACCCGCCGGGATCGCGCCCGCCGTCAGGGCAGCAGCCGCCAAAGTGGCATTGACCAACGCCCCCGACACCAGCGACGCGGCGATCGTCTTACCCCACGTCCCCGTCAGGGCCGGGATCTGCACCTGGTTGAACGCACCGGAGATGATCTTGGACGCATCCAGGCCGGGAATGTTGGTGGCGCTGATCAGCAGCGTCGACGGGTTCATCGGGGCCAGCAGATTATGCGGCTGCACCATGGCGGTAATGAAGTTGCCGACCGCGGTCGAGGCGTTGAAGGTGCCGCCGGTCAGCGCGGGGTTGTCGAACATCGCTAAAAAGTCGGTGAAATAGCGCTGCAAGTCGGCGGCGGTGCCCGCCCCGGCGACCCAGCCGACGGTGGCCAGGATGGCGTCGATCACCTCCTGCGCGGTGCCGATGATGGTGCCGATCTCATCGACGGCCAGATTCTCCATCGGCACGAACCCGGGGAACCCGAGGCCGGCGGTGGCGTCTTCGACCAGCGGGGCGATCAGGTGGGTGGGCAGCAGCACCAGGTTGAGGAAGTCGTGGGCGGCGGCGACCGGGTTGAACGTCGGCGACAGCGGGTCGAGTTCACCCAAGAATTTCAGCAGGTTCCCGAAGAACAGGGCGATATCATCCAGGGTGCCCTTGGGAAACGATCCGAACAGGTCTTCCAGAAATTTCAGGCCCATCCCCAGGATCTGGTTGATCAGCGCCTGGATGAGCTGAGAGATGTCGAAACCGACGTGTTGGGCTTGCTGCCCAATGACGTCTTCGACACCCTGATCGATTTGTATCAGCGGATTTTTGTTGACGGTGAATAGGTTGGCCCCGGCGATCGGGTTGATGCCGGCGAACAGGTCGATCGCGCCCGCCACGGTCAGCCTCCGGGGTTGACCGGCATGACCAGGACCATGACCTGGGCGTCGGTCGGGGAGAATTGGTAGACCCCGATGTTGCCGTCGTTGTAGAGGGAAATGTAGATGGTGCCTTGGGCGGGGCTGGAATGGTTGGCGGGGACGACGGCCATCCCGTTGGTGGGGGTGATCGCGCCGCCCGGGGTGGTCGGCGTCGAATAGTGCGGCATGATGTTGACCTCGCCGAGGCTGTTCCCGAAGCCGCGGCCGACCTGCTGCCCGGAGGTGGGGTCGCCGAGCAGCACTTCGCAGCCGATCTGCAGCGGGTTAGCCGACAACTCCAGACCGAACGCGCCGATGTGGCCCCACACCACCGGGGTCCAGGGGAACGGTTGGGGGGGGATCGCGAAGGATCCGATCGCCGCCCGCTGCGAGAGCCCGCTGAACGAGGTGAACGCGTTCTCCGGCATGGAGTAGGGGCCGGGCACCAGCTGCGACACCGACACCGGCACCCACAGCGGGTAGCTGGTGCCGCTGATGGTGGTGGTGCGCCCGGTGTAGCCCAGCAGGTCGCCGGGGGTGGGGACGGTGGTGTGCAGGTCGACGTCGGGGCACAGCGCCATCGCGGCGGCCGGCCCGGTCGGGCCGGGGATTTCCTCCAGGTCCAGGTGCCAGTCCGGGTAGAGCGGGGTGCCGCCGACGGTGATCGAGGACGCGGTGCCCGGCGGCACCAGCGACACGGTGGGGGTGATGATCGGGACCGGGCCCGGCGGGCCGGGGGAACCCAGCATGAGACGCCGGTAGGAGGTGCCGTACCACACCCACAAGCTGGAGCCGATGACGTTGCCGGATGCGTCCAGGTCGTCGAACGCCCAGTATTTCCCGATGTCGGCGGCGGTGTTGGTCAACGTGTTCGGTAATTCGTCGGGGGAGTCGTAGGGGTCGGTTTGCAGATGCATCGCGAAGGCGTCGACCCCGGCCGGGCCGGTCGGGCCCAGCACGGCGGCCATCGTCAGGGTGCCTTGGTCGCCCTGGATTTCGTAGGTGGCCCAGAATTCGGGGGGCGTCCCGGCGGGTGTGACCACCCCGTAGACGCGGGTGTTGATCAAATACTGTTCGAGGAAGACGGTGTCGCCGACCGCGACGGTCATCGAAGCTACCTCCCTTTTTATAGGTCGACTGGGACGCACATGACGAACAGTTGCGCCCCGGTGGGCTGGAAATTGTAGGCACCCAGTTTCCCGTCGTTCCACAGTTGCACAAACAGGGTCGCCCCGGCGCCGGCCCCGACGATGGCGTACTGGTTGGTTCGGGTGATGGCCTGGGTTTTGTTGGCGCCGGTGGAGTAGTGCGGCATGATCGCCACCCGGCCCATGGTGTTGCCCAGCCCGCGGGCGACCTGCGGGCCGTTGACGGGGTCGGCGAGCATGACGCGGGCCCCGATCATCAGCGGATCCCCGGACAGCATGTCGGCGACCTGGTTGATCATGTTGCCGCCGGAGTCGATCACGTTGATGGCGGCGGTCGCCACCTTGGGGATCAGGTTGGTGGCGTCGGTGATGATCGGCTCGATCACCTGGGCGCCCAGCGTGTTGACGAACTCCAGCAGGGTGTTCATCGATCCCTGTAGGGTGCCGATGACGTTGCCGACCCCCACGCTGACCAGCCCTTCCAGGTAGGACACGATGTCGGCGGGGCTGGCGTTATAGGGGATGGCGGGGGTGGTGGCGCCGCCGAGGGCCATGGTGAAGGTGCCGCCCAGCGCCGACACGTTCAAAAGTTGTTGGGCGTTGGTGGAGGCGATGCCGGTGAGCACGGTGCCACCCAGATGCCCCCACACCACGGGGGTGTAGGTGAAGGGTTGCGCGGGGATGGCGAATTCGCCGATGGTGACCTGCTGGGCGACCCCGCTGTAGGCGGTGAACGCGTTCTCCGGCATGGAGTAGGGGCCCGGCAGCAGCTGTTTGAGGGAGAACGGCGCCCAGATCGGTTCGCCGCCGCTGGTGTAGTTGCCGTTGAACGCCAGCAGCTCATAGGGGGTGGGTGGGGTGGAGCTGTCGACGTCGGGGAATCCCCACAGCGGGCCGATGGGGCCGGTGGGGCCGGCGGGTTCGGCGAGGTGCAGCTGCCAGGACGGTTCGATGGTGGTGTTGGTGGTGTCGACGTAGGAGTCCTGGCCGGGTGGGATCAGTTGTTCGTCGATCTGGATGGCGGGGACCGGGCCGGGGGGGCCGGTGACACCCATCAGGAAGGTGCGCCAGCTGGTGCCGTACCACACCCACGCGGTTTCTGCGGTCACCACACCTTCAGAGTTCACCGTGTCGATCAGCCAATACTTCCCGATGTCCTGCGGCAGATCCTGCAGCCCGGTGGGCAGATCGGTCGACGAGTTGACGTTGGCGTCGTCCTGCCAGCGGAACGCGAACTCTTGGCGGCCCGCATCCCCGGCCGGCCCGGCCAAATTGTCCAGGCTCATCGCCCCTTGATCGCCCATGACGTGCAGGTCGGCGGTGTACTGGTTGGGGGTGTCCGGCGGGGTCGACAGCGCCGACACCCGGACTTTGATCAGGTAGGAGGCGAGGTAGATCAGGTCCCCGATCGTCGGCGCGCTCACGGAGACTCCCGCGGAACGTGTTCGGTGGTGATCCTCGGTGGGGTGTGCCAGCCTTCGCCGGGCTGCGGGGCCCCGCTAAAGGCGGGCGGTGGCGGGGCGGTGTCGGCGCGGGTCACATACACCTCCCCGGTCGGCCGCAGCCCGCATTTGGCCAGGTGGAACGCGATCGCCAGTTTCGTGGAGGAGATCGCCGCCAGCGAGTGGAAGACACCGTCGGGGCCGACGACGTAGTCGAGGCAGTCCAGGATGTGCAGGTAGGCGGCCTGCACGTCGAGCATCTCGGCGGCCCGGGCCAGTTCCGGCGGGGACAGGCCTGCGGCCGCCAAGCTGGCGGGGGTGAGTTCGCCGCGCGGCCCGAACGGCAGCTGCTCGGGCTGTAGGCGTTGCGGGTTGCCCCGCCGGCCGGGGCGCCCAGATCCTTCCACCATGTCCGTCACTGGGTTAGCCTCCGCTGAAGATGGTGCCCTCGCCGGCGAGTTGCCCGGCGAACGAATAGATGCTGGCCATCGTTTTGAACGCCGCGTTAAACGGGTCGCCCCGCAGCTTGTCCTGCCCGATCTTCACCGACACCCGCAGCGGATCCTGCCAGGACCAGTCCCGGCGGATGCCGTACACGTTGTCGACGTAGATGACGCCTTCCTGCTCGAACCCGACCCGGTCGCCGAGCGCGTAATCGAGTTCGGCGATCCACGGCCACCCGTTTAACGCTTCAGCTTTGAACGCGGCAAACGCCCGGGTTTTCCAATTCCCGTCCCGTAACGTCAAAATCGCCGCCAGCGTATATGCGGTACCGCTGCCCTTTTCGAAATGCTCCTGAAAAGCCAGGTCCCCGGCGTAGAGTGCGCGGATCGGGTCGGTGTAGCGTTCCCACGCCAAAAAAACGTCGCTGAGCTGCCCCATATAAAGATTGTCTAATCCTGGGGTGCCGGGCACCTGCGTTTGCCCGCCGCCCGACAGGCCCGCCAGATAGGTGTTGATCACCGACGATAATTGGGCCAGCGAATAGCGGATAGCAAAGCTGATGGATTCGTTGACGATGACCGGGGATTTGGAGCCGGTCATCACCGTTTTCACCGCCCCTTTGTGCCACGTCAAGTCGGTGTTGATCATGCCGGTCCATTGCCCGTCCCACCAGATGACTTTCGGTGGGGCCGGCGCCACGTCGAGAAGTTGCTGCAGCAGGTAGGTTTGGCCGACCCCGGCGGCGTCATAGACGGGTTCCCCGTTCAGCACGTTGCCGGCGTCCCAGGCGTTGCCGGTGGTGGGGTCGACGACGACCGGGGTGATCAGGTCGTCGAGGGTGACCGCGACGGTGGACAGCAGCCCATCGGCGATGGTGCCGGTGGGCCCGGTGATGCCGTCTTTCTGCTCGAAGCTGAACACGCAGCAATTGCGCAGGGGGGACACCAGCTTGTCGATGCCCTGCTCCAGGGCGGTCACATCGATACCGGTCAACAGGGAGATCAGGTCCGGGGCCAGGTTGAGCAGGTTCGCCAGCTCGGTGTTGGGGGAATCTTCGTCGGTGGTCAGATACGTGTAGCAGCGCATCATCACCCCGGCGTCAGTCAGCACATCGGCGAACGTGGAATGCCAGTCGGTCCAGGTGGCGCCGATCGACGACCAGCGGGACTGGTCGAACACCGTGTCCACGAACGCGACCTGGATGGGCCAATTCGTCGGCAAGAAATTGAGCACCGCGTCCGGGGACAGCGGGGAAATCCAGCCGGCCGGGTTGAACACGTTGGTGATCGTCGACCAGATCGGCATAAAAAGCCGCCCCAAATTGATGAACGCGGTCAACGCGCAAATAGTCCGGACCGGGCCGGGCAGCACCCACATCTTCGGCAGCTGCACCTCGGGCGGGAAGATGGGGTTGGCCGCCACCAATAATCGTTTGGCGTGTTCCCGGAAATGCAGCGCGGTCAACTCAATAGAATGCACACCCTTATCGTCTTTTTTGACGTGGATTTCGGTGATCTTCCCGCCCCACCGGCGCCGCCAGTTCGGGTTGGTCGGATCGAAATCGATAATCAGGTTGAGGTCGGAGATGGGCATGGTTTGATGCGTCATCCAGTCGACCAGCCAGTTGTCGTACAGAATCGTCAAAGAACATTTCCCGGTGTCCTCCATCAGCTCTTCAACGGAGCAGGACAGTTCGCCTTCCAGGGTGTTCATCACCCGCAGGTCGCCGTCGGTGATGCGGATCAGCGGGTGCTGTTTGGCGCCCTCCAGCACGGTGTGCCGGACCCCGTTCAAATAGGTGGCGGCGGCGGCCGGCCGAGTGAGCGGGTCGGGCACCGCGGGGCCGGCGGTAGGCAACAGATCATCGATCCAGCGGTCGAATTGCAGGCCGATGTCGAAGTTGGTGGGGCCCCCCAGCAGCTCGGACAGGAATTGGCTCATCGCGACCGCTTGAAGCGTTGGGGGACCATCGCCACGATGGTCCCGGTCGGGTTGGAGTGCCCGACGGTGAACTGGCACACCGTTTTCGGGGGGATGGTGAAAATGAACCGGTTCTGGAATTGCAGTTGCAGCGGCAGCCCCTCGTTGGCGATGCCGCCCAAAAAGAAATCGAGGATCTGCGATTGCCGGATCAGGTCGAACAGCAGATTGTCGTGGGGGTCGTTGGCGGCGGTCAGGGTCCGTTTCCCGGGTTCGGTGTCGCACATGAAGGTGCCCACACTGGACATGGTGGAGGGCAGCACCACCAGCCGGGTGGACTGGTTGTCCGCCACGATCGCCTGCCCGGGCGACGACACGAAGTAGGTGACGTAGGACGGCAGGTCGCCGCGGTTGGCGATCGGCAGCGTCCCCCAGTAGTAGACCTGGCCGAGGAGGGTGTCGATGGTCCCGGACAGCAGCCCGCCCGGCGGGGGTTTCGCCGCCCCCGCCGTGTTCGCGGTGAACCCCAAGGTGAGGGCGGGTTTGGTGAAGTACGGTCGGGCGGCCAGCCAGGTCAGATCCCAGCTGGAGCAGTTGTTCCCGAACGCGGTCGGATCCCGCGGCTGCGGGGTTTGCACGGTTTGTTTGGGGCGCACCGGGATCCACCGCCACCCGGAGAATCGGGTGTAGATGCCGAGCCAGCCGTCGTTGGTTTCGTCCTGGCCGGCCCACCAGTGGGATTCGGCCATCCGGTACTGGTATTCGGTCATGGGGGGGGCGTGGTTGCCGATGATGATGTTGAGGTTGAGTTCGCGCTGGGCGATGTTTTGCCGCTGAATGGAGGCGCCCATCATGTAGGGGGAGTTGACCAGGACTTGTTCGGTGGGCCAGTTCTGCTCCCCCAGGATTTGGGTGGCCAGCCGGACCCCTTGGCGGCCTTTCATGGGCCCGGCGAGATCGAAGATGTTGGATTGCGGGTCGAGGTAGACGATGTGGGTGTCCATGCCCCGCAGCGCGGGGGGCAGTTTGTCGAAGTCGACGGCGGTATCCGTGAACGGGGGCCGGCCCATGCTGGTGGTGGAGTTGCCGGGCGGGAACGTGAATTCGGGGCCGGTGACGGTCAGCGGGGCGACGGCGGGAGTCATCCGGGTAGTCCCGCGGCGCCGGTCGACGGCGCCAGCGCGCCGGACAGCCCGTTGTTGGGGCCGGTCATGTTGGACAGTTCTCTGGCGGCTCCCTGCCCGGCGATGACGGCGCCGGGCAGGTTGAGGTTGATGGTGTTGCCGCCGGGGGCGCCGGGGGCGCCCAAAGGTTGGGAGCCGGGCCGCTGGGTGGCGGCGGCCGACGCGATCAGCCCGGCCGGGGACGGGCCGCCGCCGCCGGACAGCAGGCTGGGCGGCAGCCCGGCGCCGGCGCCGATCCCGGCCAGCAGCGCCCCACCCGGCCCGGACAAACCGGCACCCTTGAACATCCCCGCAGTCTTGGCGAGCCCGAGCAGGTAGTTGAGCCCGGCCATCCCCATCCGGGTCACACCCCACTGGGTGGGGGGTTTCCCGAACGGGCCGCCCTCCCCGAATCCCAGTTCCTGAAATCCGCCGGTGACCAGGGCCTGCCCGAGCTGCTGGAACATGGCGTCGCCGCCGCCGCCACCACCACCCGCAGTGCCGGCGGCGCCGCCGCCGCCGGCCCCGGCCCCGGCGCCGCCGCCGACCGTCGTCGTCCCGGTCCCGCCCGCAGCGCCTTCCCCGAACACCCCCGCCCGGTGATGCATCACATGATCAAACTGGGACAGGTTGACGTTCGCCCCGACCTGGAAGCTGTTGGAGTTGCCGCCGGCCTGCGCGATCTGCCCGTTCGACAACACGATCACCATGTGCCCGTCGTTCGGGTTCGGCCCCCGGTCATACCAGTACACGCTCATGTCCCCCGGCCCCCCGGCCCCGGCGGTGAAGCCGCGGGCCGCCAACCAGCTGGAGGCGTTTTTGGTGGACATCAGATCCCCGACCGGCAGGCCCATCGCCCGGTCGACGACGCGGGCGACCATCCCCGAGCAGTCGGTGCGGTTGGGCTGGCTGTAGGGGGTGCCGGCCATGGCGTCGGCGGCGGCGACGTCGGGGCCGACGACCCCGCCTTCCTGGTAGGAGCGCATCGCGTCTAGCAGCGGGCGGAACTGGCCGGTTTGGCGTACCGGCATGATGTATTCGCCGACGTGCGCCAGGATCGGCACTGCCGCCCCATCGCTGCCGCGGACCGACCCGCCGGCGGCGTGTGGGGTCAAAAGATCTTTCAAACTCGGCGGACCCGACGGGGCACCACCCGGCGGCGCCACCGGCAGCACCGGAACCGGATTGGACGTCGACGGCGGGACGCTGAGCACCGGCGCCAAATTCTCCGGGGTCACCGGGGTACCGGGCGCGCTGCCGGGCAATTGCGGCAAAAATGGTCCCCGCGCGGGGCCTGCGTTGAACGGCCCCCCCGGCTGGGAAAGCGACCAGGCACTGACACCGATCCCGGCGATGGCCGCCAGCGCCGCGATCGCCACCGGATTCGCGGCCAGCGTGGTGAGGCTGCCGGTGATCCCTTCGACCGCGGCGGCTACCCCGCCGATACCTTCGGCGACACTGGCGGCTTCCTGCAAATGGGTACTGACCGGACCCAGGTCGACACCGAGTTTTTCCGCCAGCGGGGTGATCGTTTTGAAAGCCCCGGCGATAGCATCCGCCCGTGAGGCGACATCCCCGGAAAACGCGCCTTTAAGATTTTTCGATACTTCACCAAGCAGAGGTGCCGCCGCCCCCAATTTGTCGGGCCAGTCGCCGATATTAATCCCCAAGGTTTTTGCCAGCGGTGTGGCGCTGCTTAGCGCGGTCTGTATCCCTTCGAGGGCGCCGCCCAGATCGTGCGCCTTGGTGGCGTTGATCGCATCTTTGAGCCCGGTGAAGCTGTCCACCACCGACCGCGACTTGTCCGACAGGTTGCCGACCATATCCTCGAAGGTGCGGAAACCCGGGATCTTATCCTCGGCGAAGTCGAGGCTGGCCTCGGCGAGTGCCTTGCCGATCACCGCCCCCGTTTCGGGGCCCATGGCTTGCAGCCCTTTGAGGACGGCTTTCCCGATTTTGGTGCCGAGGGTGGTGCCGGTTTCTTCCGGGGCGCCGCCGGCGATGATGTCGTCGATTTTTTTGCCGCTTTTCGCGGCGTCTTCGATGCCTTTGTTGATGCCGGCACCGATGGTTTTCCCGGCCTGTTCGGCGGCGTTGCGGGTGGCCCAGCTTCCGGCTTTGCCGGCCAGCACATCGGAGATGACGCCGCCGCCGGTGCTGGGCGCGGTTTTCATGCCCTCGTTGATGCCGGTGTTCAGGCCGGTCCCGATCTCCTTGCCCGCTTTCTGCGCCGCCGAGCGGGTCGCCGACCCCACCGGTTTCCCGGCGATCACCTCCCCCAGGATCGAGCCGTCGGCGGGCAGCGACACCCCTTTCATGCCTTCGGTGAAACCCTGGTTGAACGCTTTGGCGCCTTCGCGGCCGGCGGCCAGGAACTGGTTGGACAGCCCCGACATTTTGGGGGCCACGTTGATGAAGACGGTGCCGAGTTCGTTGCCGCCGGCCGGGCTGGTCATCGCCACGTCCTGGTGTGGGTTTTACCTTTGGGCCGGGTTTCCCGTTCGGCGTCGAGGCGGTCCATCTCGTCCCAGGTCATGACGTCGGCGGGGAAGATGTTGTCGCCGGGTGAGCGGTCACCCAGGCCGGGCCGGTCATAGGGTTCGGACAGTTTCGCCACCCCGGACTGGGTTTCGGTCATGTTCGCCAGCAGGTGGTCGGTGCGTGACCAGCCGTTGTCCATGAAATAGCGCAGCGAGGAGCTGGGCGGTGCGGCGACCACGATCGAGACGAGTTCGGCGATGCTCAGCCGTTCGGTGAACATATCCGCCGCCCGGTAGCCCAGCGCCAACAGATCCCGCTGCAGGGCGTGGAAGTATCTGCCCACCGCGGCGGACAGCATCAGGATTCCCCCGGCGGCTCCCCGCCTGTCGGCCGGCTGATCGGGGCAAACCAGGACCGGAACATGTTGGCCTGATCGTCGGGATCCTCATCGCCGAGGCGGGCCACCCGCAGCCGGATCGGCAGCGGCACCCCCGCCAGGATCATCCACTCAAACGACTGGAACATTTCGTTGAGGTCATAGATTTTGCAGAAGAATTCCTGCGTCGGGGTCACCGTGTTGATGTGCGGCAACACGATCGGGTCACCGCCCTGGCGGGGCCGCCACACGAAGATCCGCCGATCCCCGTACGGGTGGGCCACCTGCTCCACCAGGTTCGGCGGCGGCACTTCCTGCGCCGCCGCGGCCGGGGTAGGGTTGGCGGCGCCACCATTGCTTTGGCCGGTCGATGGTGGCGCCGCCTTGTTGCGGGGGACCGACGCCCGCTTAACGGTGGTGTCGGCCGTCATGTGTGCACGCCGTCGGTCCAGTATTCGTAGGCGAAGTTCGAGTTGTTGTCGGGCAGCGCCTCGATGGTCATGTCGAACGTCGCCAGCTCTTTATGGGACCATTTGGGTCCGGCGACGGTGGTGGGCCGCCCGTAGGGCAGCACCAGACGCGCCGACATCTTCATGTAGTAGGCGTCGAACACCCAGATCCCGGAGTCCAACAGTTTCCCGTTGATCTGCGCGGTGATGATGGTGCCGGCCGTTGCGGTCGGCGGGGTCACCGTCACATTGCTCGAGCCGTGCGCCGCGGATTGCACCGACGCATTCATCATCTGCAGCAGTTTGAATTTCAGCTGCAACCCGTAGTGGTCCTGCAGGATCGCGATCAGGTTGCCGCCCCAGTCGTACTGTTTGCCTTCGGGGCGGTCCTCGGTGCGTTCCAGACCGTTTTGTTCGACGCGGCCCAGCGTGATGAACGCCGGATCCAGCGCGGCCGTCGGATCGACCGGCAGGGTGGTGCCGAACGGCGCCCAGCGGACACCGCCGCTCACCTTGGGGCTGGGGGCGGCGATCTCGGCGACTTCGGCGAACACGACCGGCGGGGCTGCGGTGGTCACTAGCTTCTCCTCCAATGCACAACCAGGGTGGCAATGCACACAATCATTGCCACGGTTAGCTTCACACGCCGCGCCCGGTTTTGGGTGTTAAGACACGCTGACAGGTTGGCCGGGGATCCGCCAGGTGAGCATCGCCTTGTAGCGCGGCATGTTGACCAGCGGATCGTTTTGTTTGACCGGGGTGGTGGCGGTGGAGTGCGCCACCCAATAGTCGACCCCGCCGACGGTGACGGTGAACGTGTACAGGCCGCGGGCCCCGAGCCCGATCGCGCGGCAAAGGTTGGCTTCGGCCTGGGTTTCCAGGTTTTCCGGGGCGTAGGCGTGCAGGATGATCGACAGGTCGTAGAGCAGCTCGTCGGGGCGCAGCGGGCCGCCGGCGGCCTCCAGCCGCAGCCACGGCACCACCGTGTCGGCGCGGCTGTCGGGTTTCCCGAGGCGGGTGGTGACCGGGACCGGCGCCATCAGCGGGGTGAAGTAGGCGACCCCGATCGCCTCGATCGGTGGGGCCATGATCCCGTAGGCGGTCATTGGTTGGCCGTCCCCCCGAAATGCGCCACCGTCTTGAACAGGGTGGAGTGTTTGGCGTCATCGAGCATGGCGGCGAAATTAGCGGTCCACACGTTGGCGCGGGCCCGTTTGGAGTCGGGCCAATCCGACACGACGGTGACCGCGTAGTCGGCGCCTTTTTGTTGGGCGATGCTGTTGGCGTGATCGGCCATCTGCTGCACCTGGTCGGCCAGGGCGGCGACCACCTCGGGGGAGTGCAGCAGCCCGATAGCGAAGGCGCTGAACGCGGCTTTGTCGATGACCATCTGCGAGCCGTCCCGGAAGGTGTGCGCGCCCGCGGGGCTGTCAGTGTCGTCGTCGGCGGGCTCAGCGGCGCCGCCGGCCAGCGGGGCGCTCACGTGATCCGCCGCAGCTTCACGATGCCGCCCGTCCATGCGTACAGCTTGGTGAACGGGCCTTTGAAGTCGTTGGTGGGGTCGCCGTTCACCCAATATTGGGTGCCGCCCTCATAGTTGCCGGTGTCGTCGACGGCGCCGCCGATGATCACCCCATCGGAGGCGTGGTAGTCCTGCGGGTCGGGGACATCCATGTTGAGGCTGGTTTCGATGCGGTCCAGAAATTCGGGGCTGATGACTTCGCTGGATGAGCCGAGGCGCCCAGCCTGGTGGTAGCCGCGGACCCAGCGGACGACCGGGGCGCCGTCGATGATCGGATGGTTGCCGTGGCTGTCGATGGTGGTGGTGTCCACGGTGCGGGGAATGTGCAGCACCGGGAACGGGGTGGGGATCTTCATCAGGCGACCACCGGCAGCCGATACGGGGCCAGCCGATCCATCTGCTCGGCATTCAAATTCAGGCCCGCATTCCTCGTCAGGGTGAGCTGGTAGCCCGGGGTGGTGATCCCCGACACGTTCCCGGCGGTCATCTCCGCGGCCACTTCAGCGAGCTCGTAGGCGACCGCTTTCACATCCGCCGGCACCGCCGGATACCCGTGGGTGAAGGTGACGGTGGCATACCCGAAGTTCATCCACGGCAGATACGCCGGGGTATCCGGCCCGTAGTAGTAGCCGGAATAGGAACCCCACCCCCACCCGGTCAACCCCAGCGGCTGGATGTAACCGATCTGGAACCATTCATACAGGTCGGGGTCGATGTCGACGGTGGTGTCCACCCCAGTCTGGATACTCAGTTGCGCCACATCGGTCACATACAGGCTGGGCAGCATGATCCGGCCATTGGTGCCGACTCGCAGTTTGTCCAGGGTATTGGTGTCGTTCGGGTAGATCCGCCACCCGCAGTACGTCCTGATCCGCGCCCCGGCGACGGCGAGGAAATATTTGGGGTCCTGGGCCTGGAAAGACGCCCAGTCCGGGTCGTTGGGGTCACACAGCGGCGGATAGGGATCACGCGGAGCCGCCGGCGACGACACCGGACTGGGCGTAGTCATTCCTCAGCCTCTTGCAGCAGAGCGATCAGTTCGTGCTTGCGGGCCGACGCCGGGTAGTCGACGCCGAGCTGGGCGAGGGCGTCTTTGAGTTCGGGCACCGTCCAGCCCTCGAGATCAACGTCGGCGGCCTCTTCCTCGTCCCACAACGACGGCTGCTCGGGTGGGGCCTCGCCGGGTGCGTCGGTGAGGGGTTGCGCGCTGGCGAACGGCGGCGGCGGCACCCCAAAATCATCATCGACCAACACGACGATGTCGGGCAGCTCCGCAGGCAACGCGGCGGCCAGCGCCACCAAATGCTGCGGGACCACCGCCCCGGCGTCTTTGTGCCGCTGCACCGCTTCGACAATCGAATGCGCCCAGCCAGCTACCGGATCCCGGACATACATCTTGCCCGGCGGCGCGGGCGGTGTCCGCCCGAACCGGCCCAGCGCCACCGCCACCATCACGCCACCGCGATACTGGTCGCCGTCGTCGTGACCTGCGCGGCAGCCCCCACCGCAGGGGCCACCGCATGAGCCGCCAGCAACCAGTTATGCAACGCCAACAACGAACACGGCGTCGTCAACGCCCCCGGCGGCACCTTGATCGGCCCCAACTCCTGCACAGCATCTTTAGCAGCCATGAGCAAAGCCTAACGCCGGAGCATGTCACAAGGATGATTGACGCGCGGTATGACGTTGCAGGTACTCAGCGGCGGCCCACAGCAGATCAGGATCGTCCCCAGCCATCCCCATGAACCGATTACAGGTGTTGCACAGCAACCCCCGGATCACCCCTGTCCGATGATCATGATCAACCGAGAGGTTCGGATACGTCTCACAACCATTGCGGCAGATCGCACACACACCACTTTGCGCCGTCAGCAGTTCGTCATACTGTTCGGGCGTGATGCCGTACAGCTTCTTGATGTTGTGCCTGCGGTTGATCTCACTATAGGTACCCAGTTCTTTTCGCCGTCGGGTTAATGCTTTTTTCTTGCATTTCGGGCAGCAGTTGAGGCTTTTAGCCTTGATCTGCTTTGGCACGTAATCTGCTCCGCACACGCTGCATGGACGCGCCAGATAACTTGCTTTGACGGGTTCGCCGCGCTTGGCCGCGCTAAAGCAATCTCGGCACCAGGTTCCACGTTTGCCGATGTAAGACGGGGAGAAAGCTGAGTGCGGGAGCTGTTGTTTACAGCTCCCGCACTGCTGAGTTGGGGTGTCATCCATGCACCCACTATATTAAAAAGTGGGTGCATGGCACTGACTTTTTAGAATGTTGGTGCGGTCAAACCGGTGATCTGCACCACGGATTGGGGATACCGGGCGGCGGTGAAAGCCAGGTAGTTGTACACCTGGAGCAGCACGGTGAGGTTTGCTGCCCTCGTTTCGGGCAGGACTCTCGCTCTTATTCCAGACTCCCAAAGTATGAGGTCAGAGGACCGCATCACGTAGATGATGTCCTCAGTTCCTGCGCCGGAGTTGGTTGCTATGTTCGGGTCGGTGACGACCGGCAGGCCGTGGATGTTGCCGACGACCTGTTGGCTGTCGACGTCGGTGAGGATGCCGGCGGCGTTGAACGGCATGTTCCCGTTCGGCAGCACGAGTGGGCGCTGCTGCCCATCGAGCAGGGACAGGAACCAACCCCACCGCCGCGGGTGCATGACGATCACTTCGGGCGGCAGGAAGCGGGTGGTGTGCACGGTTTGCACCGCGTTGGCCAACGCGCTGTATACCCCGGCGATGGTGACCGCCGAGGCGGCGACCGACGAGATACCGGGCGTGTTCCCGACACCCAGGACTTGGCCGCTGGACCCGGTGCCGCCGATGACCTGGGTGTCCAGGACGGCGGCGTGGGCGGCGACCAGGTCGCGGAACACGACGTCGTCGAACGCGATCGGGGACTGGTCGATCAGCTGGATCGCCACCCCCTGCTGACCGGAAATCGTGCGGACAGGGGCGTTGATGAACGTGTCCGTCAGGTTTGTTTCCGACACGAGGGTGTTGTCGGCGGTCTGCACGCCGACGGTGGTGCCGGTCAGCATCTTCGGCACGTTAATCGAGTCGGTGCCGCCTGGGAGGGTTTGGCGTTGGGTGACGTTCGCGAACGCCCGCCCCGGGCGCGCGTAGGTCACGTACTGATCCATCAGCCACGCGGGTGGTACCGCGTATCCGCCGGAGCCGTCGACCCGGGAAATGTCGCGGTATTCCTGGTATTCGGGATTGTTGGCGACATCAGAAGCGTGGTCGAACAGGCGGCGCCGCGATTCCCCGTCGGGATCGATGTTCATCGTCAACCGGATCAGGTCTTTCACATACGAGCGCTGGTGGCGGTTCTCTTTGGTGTAGACCGCGGATTCTTTGACGTGGATGGCGGCGCGTTCGGTGTGCCGAACTTTGGCGAGGTTGTTCGCGATGGTCCCCGACCGGCGAACTTCTTCGCCGACCTCTTGAATGCGTTTGTCGAGGGCTTCGATGTTCTCCCCGAGGCCGCGCATCTCCTCGACATGCGCGCGTACCTCGGCGTCTTCTTCAGCGGACAGGGTGTCGCCGTGCTGGTCTTTGGCGACCATCAGAATGGCGGTGGCTTTGCGTTCCAGGTTGTCGCGTTTTTCTACCAGTTGGGCGCGCTGGTCGATGAGGCGTTTCAGGAATTCTTCCATCGAGTTGTTTTCGACGGCGTCGGTGCTGGGCATGACGGCGGCTCTTTCTTTTGGGCGTGACAGGGTGGGGGGTTGGCCGTGCCGGCCTTTGCCCGTGCCGGGCCGCCGCCGTTCTGTGCCAGATTCGCAGCTTGGGTGCCGATGATAGCGCTAGGGGGCCAGGGTGGGCGGCAGCGACACGCGGACCTTGTCGAGTTCGGCGAGGCGGGCGGTGATGCTGCGTAGCCCGGCGGGGTCGGCGGCTTCCCGTACCATCTGTAGCGCCGCGGTGATCGGGCCCACGGCGATGGTGTCGTTGGCGGGGCAGCCGAACGCCTCCTCATCACAGCCCTCAACACCGTCGTCGTCGTCGTCGTCGTTGTCTTTGGTGTAGGGGACTTCGGCCGGGTCGGCGGGCCCCAGCGGCAGATAGTCGCCGCGGACGATGGCGGGCGCGGGCGCGCTGTAGGGGATCGGCGGCGCCGACTTCTTGTCGTCGGCGACATCCACCCCGAATCGTTTGAGGGCGGCTTTGATGCGGCCTTCGATCGCCGCCAGCTCCCCGCTCGTATATCCGGCCCGGTTTTTCGGCATGTGAATATACGACCAGGCGGCGCGGGCGTGGGCTTCGGTGTCGATCGGGTATTTCCCGTTTTTCGGGTCGGCGTAGGCGACGTCGCCATACGGTTTCTTGGCGTCGCCGCGGTAACTGTGGGCGGCAGCGTCCAACGCGTCAGCCAGCCCCGCGTCCAAACGGCGCAGCTCCACCAGCTGCCCCTCGGACAGGGCGGCGGCGGCCTCGACCGCATCCCCGATCGCCACCTGAGTCGCCGAATTCGCGCCGTAATTCACGACGCTGACATCGCCGTGGTGCAGCGACACCTCGGTGATGGTGCGCGCCGTGTACGAGGAATCCCACAGCTGGTCTTTCACCCGGAACCCGAAGCTCATTTCGTCCATGTTGGAGCGGCCGTTGGCCTGCGGTTTCAGCTTCGGGATCAACCTTTGCACATCGGGGTCGGCCGGATCCAGCAGGGCGCGGATCTTCAGCCCGGTGCGGTCACGAGCCAGAAACAGGGTGTCGGTGGTGGTGCGGGCCAGCGCCATCCCCTCATGGTTGACCAGCAGCATCACGTCGGGTTTGCTGGCCAGGGTGACGTCGAACGCGCCGCGCTGCAACTGCTCAGTCCAGCCGCCTTTGTCGGGGCCGCCGTACACGTCGTAGGGGTCGAAGGTGGCGGCGTAGCCTTCCAGCACGATCCGGCCGTCTCTGTCTTGGCGGTATTCGAACGGGCACGCCGCCCTCGTTTCGGGGACGTTGAGCAGGTTAACGCGGTTAGCGACGGTGGTCATGGTGTTGCTCCTACGGGGGATCCGTTGGTTGACGGGGTTTGGGGGCGCCCACCGAACCCGGGCTCAGAATCCGGGGGTTTCTCCCCGGGCGGGCCTTTCGCGGCCAGGGCGGCGGTTTTCGCGGGATCGAACCCGGTCGGCGCCATGTTCACCGGCTGCAGGAAGGTGTCGAGGCCGGCCGCGGGTTCCATTTCCTCTTTGGCGCGGACTTCGTTGCGGTTGATGAACCCGGCCTGGATCGCGGTCTGGTACGCCTTGTAGCGGCTGTCGATGTCACCCTTGAGCAGCGCGTCGAAATCGAAGCTGATGTACTGGCCGCGGGGCAGCAGATCCGAGATGGCCGACTCAATACAACTCGTCCAGGCCCTAAACGTGTAGGTGATCGCCCCCTGGGTGAGCTGCTGGATGCCGGTCCCCCACGCGGTAGTGGCCTTGGTGTCACCCAGCAGCACCGGCGGCACACCGAACATGATGCAAATATCAGTGCGCTGAAATTCCCGGGTCTCCAAGAACTGGGATTCGTCTGGGCTGATGGACAGGTTCTGCCATTTGAAGCCGCCAGTCAACACCGCGGGCAGCCGCCGCCCGCCGTGGGAGGCGATCCAGTTCTGCTGCTGACGCTCCACGGCATCGGTATCCAGGTTCTGCTCAGTCATCAACAAACCACTCGGGCTGGCGCTTTCTTTAAACCACCGATAGCCGTACTCCTCGGCCGACAGGGACAGTCCGATGGCGACGGCGGCCTGCCGGATCGGGGACAGTCCCCACGGTTCGCCGGGCATGGTGAACCGGCGGATATGGCACATGTCGTTTTTGTTGACGGGTTCGCCCATGACCCGGTAGATCGGGTCGAACCACGCCAAAATATCGGGGCGGCGCTCCAAAAACACGATGTCCGGGTGCATCGGCATCAGCGCCGTCGGCGTGCCCGCGGCGTCGCGGCTGGTGATCAGATGATACGAGTTGCCGCGCAGGGCGAGGCCCGCGATCACCATCCACTTCCACTGGTACAGGTTGAAGCCGGGGAAGGGTTGGCGGATGATCGCGGGCTGCGGGTTCAGCTCGACCGGGACACCGTTTTTGTCTTTGCGGTACGCCTTCCACGGCAAGCTGGCGATGGTGTCGGCCAGCAGCCGGACGCAGCCGTAGACGGTCATGTTGCACATGGCGCGGTGTACACCGACGAAGTCGTCGATCACCCCGATCTGCGGTGGGGGGACGAACGCTGAGCTGGTGAGGGCGCGTTCCTCGAGCCCGGCGGGTGGTGTGCGGGTGGCGGAGAGTAGTCGGGCGAGGATACTCATGGGCGGTCCATCCCGATGCCGAGCAGGATCAGGGCGGCGCCGGCGACGATCAGCCCGACCGCGGGCAGGATCAGCCAGCAGCCGAGGGCCAGGGTGGTGATCCCGGCCAGCTCCAGCAGGGTGGATACCCAGGCGGCGGGCCGCGTCGCCGCCGGCGCCGGGAAGGTTGGGGCGGCGGGCGGCGACGGCGCGGCCGCGGCCTTGGCGGGTTTGGCGCCGAACAACAGCCCGGGGTCGTCGGCGGGGAAACCGCCGCCGCTGTAGAGCCGTTCGGATCCCAGCCGGGCCCCGATCGGTGTCACGTTGGGGTCATCAGCCATGCCCGCTCCACCTCATCACCCGCCCGCACTGTTTGTTGTTCCCACCCTTGCAGTACTGTCTCGTCCGGCCACACGTGACACACCGGGTCCTTGACATCGGGGGTATAGTTCGCCAGCCACACCGCGGCGGCCACCGCGACCAGCGGGGCCACATCGACCGGGGAGTTGCGCCGGTCGAACACCCAGGCGTCGCCGGCCGCGCGGGCCACCCCCGAGGCAGCGGCCCGGTCCAGCAGCGGCGCCGGGCGGTGAAAAATGGTGTGCTCACAAATCCCGTCGTACAACAATCCGCAGGCGGCCTGCAGCTCGAGCCCGGCCGGCAACGGGGTGACGGTTAATCCGGCGG